TAAGATTTTCTTGAAAGACCTTGTCTACGCATTTCACGTAAAGTCTTTCTAATAGTATCACCTCCAAGAGCATCTGCATAGATGGTTCTTAAAGCGTTTTTCGCACGTCTTGCTTCACCAATATTAGTAAAGAAAGCATCGTGGATTGTAGCAGATTCAACGCTGTTTTTTCTTGCCCATAAATGGAACTGTCGTACGATAGCAGCGTCATTGCTGTGATTTCCATTCACTCCTAATCCAATTCTTGCATCATTAATAGAACCCTTACCTAAAAGTTTTCCATCTTCTGCAGCAGCTTCATAAATATTTTTAATTCTTCTGCCTGTTACTGGATCTGTGAATTCTATACGCTCTTGTATCTTAGGACGATACCTTTGCGTCATTATTTTTCCATCAAATGTTACCCAAGGTATATCTACCTTTTTAGTATCATTGACGTAAGTTACAGAAGCTTTTTTCCAGAAATTAATAAAATTATCTGTTATAGGCGCTCTCTGTGACATATTTTTACTCATAATTCTAGAGATTTCAGAAAAGTCTTTTGGACCAACAATTCCTTTTCTAGAATTAGTTAATTTTAATACAAAATTACCAACATCAGGATGAATGTCTTGAGCTTCTTTTAATAAAGTTCTACCTACAGGTTGACTTTTATTTATTAATTCAACTAATTCATCCTTAAAAGAAGTTAACTCAGATACTAAACCTGTAGCACCTTGTCTTTGAGCTATTTTAATTTTTCCATCGACAATTCTTAATGTAGAGTTTAAGTTTTCTTTTGTAACTGTTATAAAACCCATGTCATCTAAAACTTTAGAAAATTTATTAGCTACATTAGCAGATTTAGTTGCTGCTCCAGCACCATAAAATGAAACCATGTTTTGAGCTTTAGCTGCTTTAGCTAAATCTTCCCAAGTAATAGAAGCATCTCTTAATGCAGGTATTTTTAAAAACTCAGGATCGTTAACTGTGTCCATTGCTACTAAATCATAAAGTCTATTTTTTTGAGTAGTTGCTAAAACATTACTAGCTTCAGAAATTGCTCTATCTCCTGTAGATAACCCTATAATTTGAGCACCAGAAGAACTAGCATCATTTTCAATCATTAATTTTGTTTTATATGTTGTTAAAGCTTTTCCTGATTTTTTATGTCTTTCAATTCTAGCATATTCTAAAGCCATTCTTGCCATTTTTGGAACTTCTGGACCTTCTAACGGTCTTACTAAAGGATGTTCTAAAAACTCTCTAAGTCTTCTGTCTCTTTGAGTTTTAGATAGCATTAATTCACCTAAAGAAACAATTTGTTCTTTATTACGTTTAAATATTTCTCGTCTACCTGCTTGTGTTAAAGCTTCAGTTCCTGGACCAATCATAGCACCAATTTGAATTTCTAACTCATCTAAGGCTTCTTCAGTCATATTAATTGCTCTACCAGAATTTAAGAAAGGTCTTACAACTTCACCACCTGTAGGTGTTAAGAATCCTCTATGATAAACTCTACCTCTAGAATCAATAAAAGCTAATGTTCTAAAATTTTTATTACGTTGTCTATGATACTTAACAGTAGACATTAAGCCGTAACCCTGTTCTCCTCTTCTTAAAATTTCATGTCGAAATTCATTAATAGAGTCATAATACTTAGTACGGCCTCTTGGATCTCTAAATCTAACAAGATCATCCATAAAAACAGAAAAGTCTTGATCTACTCCATACTCTACATCCATTACATGATTAAGCATCTTAGCCATATCACGATCTATTTGTTTTTCATCATAATCAGGAAATTTATCTCTAGAAACTAAAGGAAGTCCAGTATCGTTACCTCTTGCATCTACATAAGTTTTTTTATTAGATTTAACATATAATCTATCTCTTGCAGAAGTTATTCCTAATCTTCTCGAAATAGTTACTCTACGTTCTGCTTCCTGAAGCCTTAAAAGATTTTTATCTATTACAATTACTTCTCTAGATATTGTATCTCCCCAACCACCTGACGCTCTTCCTGTTTCTAAATCAACAACACCTCTTCGAGTTTTACCTCTAAAGTTAACTCTAATTAATCCTTGATCTTTCATAAATTCAAGTATTTTAGAACCTTCTTGATGATGTTGTTTTAAAGTATGTTTTGTAAAAGGAATTATATTTTTAAAATCTTCAGAAAATTGTTTTCCAATGTTAATAGCTAAAGTATCATAATCAGTTGATTGTCCTGAAGATACTAGCTTTGTTATTTTAGTTAAACTATCTAAAGCTTCATCGTTAAAAAAAGCACTAGTTGGTTTTTTAGATGCAACTAAAAATTCAAAATCTAAAATTTTTCTAATATTTTCTCGTCCAGTTGCTGCTGTTCTAGTTATCCAAGCATCAGTTGGTTCTCTTCCTTTATTAGCTGCTTTATACGCCCTATAAGCAAAATCAAAAGATTTATTTTTTCTTAGCCCTTTTACTATTTTTTCTTTACTAGGATAATTATCTGTAAATTTTTTATAATAAACCCTCATAGGTGCTCTACCTCTAAAAAACAATTTAGTAGCAAGCTTTTTACCTTGTGTTCTTCTCCAAGCATCAATAAATCTCTGATCTACTAATTGAGTGTTTTGTATATCATCAAAATTATAGTATTTACCCATAATTTGAACTTGAGGTTTATCTTGAGAAAGATAACTAACAAACATTTCTGAACGTTTTCTAGATCTGACATCTAAAAGACGAGAAACGTTTTGTACAGCAAAGCGGTTTTCTGCTCTCATAACAGAAGCAAAGTCACCCCAAGGCTGTTTATCTTTAGCATATCTTTGAAACACTACCCTTAAATTTTCAATAATAACTGTTAGTTGATTGACAGAGATTTTATCATCAAAAGAAGCAGCAATAGATTCAATAAAGTTTTTCTGATCGCCCGTTATGTCTTTTGAATTT